TGTAATGCGTATGGATGGCATTGAAGAAAAGAAAAAGCGTGAAGCGTTCGAGGACTTTTTTGGAAAGTTTAATCCCAAAGTTTACAATTTTGTAAAAGGAAAACTAAATGGCGGTCAGTAATTCATCTAGAACAATGTTAACTGCACCGTCACTATATTATTCTGGACCTGCAGCAATTTTAGGACAAACTAATGGACTAGTGTTTGCTATACAACCAGACATTGTTTATAATCAGTCAGTTAATTATACACCTTATAATTTAACTCATACTAATTATACAACACACGCATACAGTGGAACACCAAGCCCGACTATACAAGTAACTGCACAGTTTAGTAATGTTACTCGAGACGAGCATCTTTATACACAAGGCGTAATACATTTCTTGCGTAGTGTAACAAAGATGTTTTATGGTTTTGGTGATCAAAACAGTAGTCCAGTAGCAGGCACCCCGCCTCCTAAATTACGCTTTAGTAGTTTTGGTTCAAATCAATTTAACAATGTGCCAGTATATGTTGGCAATGTAAGTATTCCTTATCAAAGCGATACTGATTTAGTTGAAGTAAACGGTCAATCATTACCAGCAATACAAACTATTGCACTTGATTTGCTTGTTAGTGTTAACCCAGCTAAACAAAAACGTGAGTTTAGCAAGTCAGGGTTTGTTAGCGGAAATTTATACAGTAAAGGATTTATCTAATGGCAAATTATGCAAGTTCTAGTAATTATTCTGCAACTACACAAAATTTAAAATTTTTAGAAATTTATCAACCTAAAATAACTAATGCAAATTTATCCGACAATGCAAAGCTAGTACGTATTGGCAATAGATATCATCGTCGACCAGATTTGCTTGCATTTGACATGTATGGTAATGCAAGATACTGGTGGATATTTGTTCACTATAATAGAGATAAACTTAGAGATCCAATTAATGACTTTGTTGCAGGATTAGAAATTAAAGTGCCTTCTAAGTCTAGTGCCTTTGGTGTACGCTAATGGTATCAACAATACCATCATTTGAACAACAGCTCAGTTTCATTCAATATGAAATGGGAACTGGTGACGGCGGCAATGTAGCTGGAAGTTTTAATAATAATCCTTATATGTCAGTTGAACAAGCATCACGTGCTTTCGAGTCACAGTATGAAAGACCTGCAGCAGGCAGTACCGATACAAGAATTGAAAATTCTCGAAGAGTGTTTAATGCAGGTGGGCAAGGCATTAGTCCTAGAGCTGATGCAGCTTATTCATATTTTAGAAGTCAAGGATGGTCTCCTGCACAAGCATCTGGCATTGTAGGTAATTTAATGGCTGAAAGTGGAGTACAGCTAAATCCAAATTCCCGTAACCCTGGCGATGGTACAGACGGATCTGACAGTATTGGTATTGCACAATGGAATTCTAGTAGAGCACAAAACTTATTAAATTGGGACGGATCAGCGGTTATTCCTACTCAAAGATTTGAGGATCCAACTAATAATGCAGGTCCTGAAACAGTTAATGGTCCAGAGTCAGCAGCTGAAGCTGTAAATGAAGAAAGAGCAATATCCAATCAAAGCGCATCAAAATATCAAGAAAATATTTTAAATCAATACGATAGTTACACTTATAGTTGGGCAATACATATGATAAACCCAACTCGTGCACAAGAATTTGAAAGAAATCTTGAAGATGGTACGTATATTACCTTAGCTGAGTCTGGCATTGAGAATGAAATTAGTATTGAAACAGTAATACAACAAACAACTTTAGGGTTTGTAAGAGAAAATAGAAATGCAGTTTCTAATAGTTTTGATATTTCTTTTGTTGAAGCAAAAGGACTAACGTTCCTTAACCGTATCATATTAGCTGCTCAAGAACTTGGCATTAGGAATCATCTTGAAGCAAATTACTTGCTTGAACTAAATTTCCGAGGATGGAAACAAAACAACACTGCAATGAACGATGAAGAGATTGGTCCATTTTATTATGTAGCATCAATAACAGACTTTCAAATAAAGCATCAAGACAGTGGAACCAATTATCAAGTTACGTTTATTGAAACTGAGTACAATGCCTATCGCAGAATGGACTTCCATTTAAAAACTGATATAACAGTACGTGCTAGCAATTTTGGTGATTTTTTAGATAACTTTACAGAAGAACTTAACGCAGAAGTACAACGACAAGTTGATACTTCAATAGCAAGGTTGTACCCAAACCAGTACCAATTTGGTACAGAGGGGGAAGCTGATGAATGGAGGAGTTGGGAGTTTGATGCAGTTCGTGGTGATAATTTACAACAAAGTCGTAACGTCAGTGTAACTGCTGAAGGCGGGGTTCTTGTATTTGTACTACACCAAGGCACAAGTATAACAGCGGCCATTGCAGCAGCGATATTACAAACTAGAGAATTTAAAAGAATACCACTTGTTGGCAGAAATCAATTTGCAAAAGATCAACCAGACGATGCTGTTGCAGATGCACCAAGTCTAGCTGAACTAATGCAATGGTTTATGTTTTCAACAAATGTGGAATACTTAGAACCTTATGATACTGTAGCAAAGCAATATATTAGAAAATTTACGTATAATATAAAAGCATATACTGTGCCACATGGAATTCATGATCCTATAAGTTTTAATCAATTTAACAGCAGTCTTGAGTCACAACAAGCTCGTTTAGATAATATTTTACGTTATGGATTATTACGAAAAAGGTATGATTATACCTATACTGGACTTAATAGTGAAGTTCTTGATGTTGACTTATCTTTAAACAATATATTCTTTATTGCACAGCCTATAGCTGGCGGAAATTTAGGAGCAAACTCACAATTTCCTGGACTAACTGGATCAGAATCTGATGCGTTTGATGCAAGATCAAGATATAACCAAACCAGAGACGAAGTTTCTAGATTGGAATCTGAACAAGAGCGGTTGGCTAGAGATATAAATGGTGCTGACCCAAGAAATGAAGATGGGGTGCTCAACCGGGCACAAACCGCTGCGCAAGCTAATGCAGAAGAATTAGCAGAACAACGTAGTTTATTATTACAAAGACAAGCCGAGCGTGATGCAGCAAATCAAGTGTTAGAGAACAGCCCTAGGGAATCTACTAACTTTTCTCCTATTGCAGATAGGTACATAACGCAAAGTGATCTTTATGGTGGTCAATCACGTGCAAATAATTCAATTGAACGTATGCAGGATTCAATGCAGTTTGATTATAGGTCAGTTAATGATAGTTTAGCATCAAGTGGTGCAGACACAAACGACGATCCAGGAACAGCATTTTTGGGTGCGCTAGAAATTAATCTCAATTCTACTGGTGAATTAGTAGAGCAACGTTTAAATATTAGAGGGGATACTTATTGGTTAGGGAAACCCAAAGGGGCGGCTAGGGTCAATGATAATGAAGCTGATTATGACTTTGGCGGATTGGGATACTTCTTTAATATGAGATTGCCAGTTTATGAAGATGGCGATTCAGGTCTTATGGCTGAAGAAAATTTTAGTATAACTGCATTGTATCGTGTTAAATCAGTTACATCGCAGTACATGATGGGAGAATTTAAACAAACCCTTGACTCAGTAAGAGACACAAATACAAATAATGCCATGTTAATTGACCAACTGTTGTCTGGTAGAATTGTAAATGCTCAAAACCGTAACTTACAAAATGATTATAATAATCCCAATGATGACACAGATGCACAACCAAATAATGTACCTGGCACTGGAAATGAAGACACAAGTGCTATTCTTGATCCTACTGCAAGGGGAACTAATTCTGGCACTATAACTGGCAGTAATGATACCACTGGATCAACATCAAATATAGATAGTAGACTATTAGTTGCTTTGGAAAATGCGGCTGCCGCAGCTGGTGTAACTGGTGTCATATCACCACAGGGCGGTAATAGAGGTCCTGGGGGCAGTGGTAGACATAATGGATATGCAGCAGATATTAGTCTTTATGATGGCACTAGACTGTTATCAGTAGAGAATCCTAGAGATCTTGCTATCATACAAAACTATACTCAGGCATTTTTAAATGAAACTCGAAGTGCAGGATTAACACCAAGTGTTGGTATAGCTAATCCAACTCAAGGAACTGGCAGAGAGCTATATATGAGTGGAACAACTCACCATTATGATATTGCAAGAACACCAGGAATTGGGTCAAGTGTAGCGCCATCTCGGGGAGCATATTGGGGTGGCAGTGGCCGCACAGTATCACATCCAGCGCCAAATTGGTTAGTAAATATGTATAACAGTTAAGGAATACAATGTCAAACAAAGAAAGAAATAGACCAACTAATACCAACAGGGATTCAATTGGTGTACCAGCATTATTCGATAGTGGCACTCGTTCTGGATTTTCAATGCCCACTGGAGTATATGTGGGTAAAGTTATTGATGCTGCAGACGGTGATTATGGACAATCAATATATGTTAGCTTAGTTAATAATAATAAATTTGGTGAGACAGAAACACGTGATGATAGACAAAAATTTACTAAAGTTAGAAATGTGTCTCCATTTGGTGGGTCAATAGCTAACGGTGATACTTCCGTAAATTACGGATCAACATTCCCGCCGCCTGGACCAGGTACTGAAGTTTTGGTTGCATTTACTGGAGATGATCCAGTTGGATTTCTTCTTGGGTCACTGCCAGTAGTTGGTCGTAATGGTGCAATTCCTGGTTTACCTGCAAGTCAAATAAAAGATGAAGACAGTGTAGGACCATCAATTGATCCAGGCACAAAACAAACAGGTAATAGTAGACCTAGACATCCAGTTGGAAATGCAGTTGCAGAACAAGGCACTGGATTAGATCCAGTACGAGGAATTGGCAGTAGTGGTGCTAGAAGAGAATCTCCGTCAAATGTAGCTGGGTTTTTAACGCCTGCAGGTCATAGTTTTGTAATGGACGACGGCACAGTTGCGTTTAAAGAAGGTGAAAATTACGTACCTGATCAATCCCGTGAAGAAGGTCAAGATAACTTAATGCGCCTACGTAGTGCAGGCGGAGCACAGATGTTATTTAATGATAGTGCAGGTATTGTGTACATAACAAACCAAAAAGGTACTAGTTGGATGCAATTAGACAGTGATGGAAATGTTGATGTATATGCCGCTGGCAGTGTAAGTTATCATGCAGAAGAAGATTTTAATTTTTATGCTGATGGTGATATCAACATGGATGCTGACACATTTAATATCAAAGCTAGAGGGGCTGCAGGAATACAGGCAGAAACAGCAACTGGTCCAATACAACTTAAAGCAAATAAAGATATACGCCTAACAACTGATCTTAATTTACAACTTAAAGCTAGTGGATTTGGTAGAATTAGTACAGATGGTATGTTGGACTTAAATGGTCCCACAGCATTAGGCGCAGTTGGACCTACTAGTGGCAGTTTAAGTATAAACCGTTCAGTAAAAGAAAGTATTAATCCAAGAGTTCCAGAGCACGAGCCTTGGGGCGGCCATAGTGCACAAGGAAGTAAAGTAGCTGCGCAAGCACCTTCAAGTGCGCAAACATCTGCTACTGATATAGATCTCACCAATGTGGGTCCAGCACCAGCGGCATCGCCACCAGCACCAACCTTTGAAGGCAGGAGACCGCCAGTTTCGAATCGAGATAGAGGAGGTCCGCAGTAACAATGAATATGTTATCTAAATTTAAAACAGATTGGGAAGAATTTGTCACCAAAGACGATGACTGGAATGTTGAGCTAGATATTAATACTATATCTGCCAGTGAAAAAATAATCCTGGTTACACTTAATATGTCAAGGTATATTGGATATAATAAAACTGGTTACAGTATTCCTGGCGCCGGACGTGGTATTACTGAACAAGAAGCATATGATATTTGGATAGCTGATTTTCAAAAAAATCAACGTAGCATGATTAAACAACTAAAAGCATTTGGACTAACTAGTATACCACAGTGTGTATATGATGGGTTGCTACTTTATTACATTATTAATGGTGATATCCTACAAGTAACTGCTAATGAAGGTTTATATGAAATACGTGATTATATTGTTGACGGCGATTGGGACTCACTTGCTAGTATAATTAAACGCAGTAACTTTAATCGAAAGTTCTGTACACGGGTATCCGCAATCATACGGTTAAGTGACTATGGTAAATCAAAGTCACGTAGTTGGCACAGACAAACTGGCATATTCCAAATGCGTGATAAAAACGAAATTGGATTGCTTGGCGGAGAAGATTTGGATAGAGCACGATTTGCATACTATGCTGAAACACTAAGGTTCCTCCCAAATACCCCAGAAGGTATCAAACGTACTATTGCAAAACAATACAACAGTACATTAGTTGTTGACCAATTTACATATGGTAGTAGTAATGTTTTTACAATTAATGGTAGTCCAAGCATGGATCCAGTAGAAAAACTCAAAGTAGAAGTTAATGGAGAAGCGATTCAGCATTTTTTCGACTTTACAATACTTAATAATGTCATTACTATAACAAAATCACTTAATAGTGGTGATATCATTAGATTTACTACTAAAATTTAAAAAGTAGCAGTTAATTTTGCTATAAATATGAGTATGGTTACATACGTTGGATATAGCACAATTGATAGTAAAAACATTAACTCAGTCCTTACTGACAAGGACTTAGCTCTTCGTGACTTACTAAATCACTTTTATACTCGCAAGGGTGAAAGAGTAATGAATCCAAATTTTGGATCAATATTACCTGATTTAATTTTTGAACCCTTGGATGCAGCTACTGAACAGTTAGCAAGAGATGATGTACAAAACATTATTGACAGCGACCCAAGATGGATTTTTAGCGAATTAAATTTAAGTAAACCAACAGATCATCAATTAGATATACGAGTACGTGTTATCTACGATGACACTGGTTTAGCTGAAGAGCTATATTTAACATACACAAGTGAGATAACATAATGGCACAAGGCGCAAGACAAAGCAGTTTATTTGCTGCTGAAGATTTTAGTGTAGTCTATGAAAGTTTTGCACAAGCAAACTTCCAAGCATACGACTTTGACACTATTAAAAATGCAATGGTAGAGTACATAGATACCAACTACCCAGAAAATTTTAATGACTGGATTAGCTCAAGTGAGTTTACAAGTTTACTAGAACTTATGGCATTTTTGGGACACAACTTAGCATTCCGTAATGATCTTAACTCACGTGAAAATTATTTAAGTACAGCAGAACGTAGAGACAGTGCCCTCCGTATTGCTGAATTCCTTGGATACAACCCAACACGTAATGTAGTAGCCAGTGGATATTTAAAAATTGATAGCATAAAGACAACTGAAACAGTGTATGATGTGGACGGCAATAGTCTTGCAAACGTTGATTTACAATTTGAAGATGTTACTGATCCAGTGTTTTATCAAAACTTTATTACTGTAATGAATAGTATTTTTAGTAGTAGTAATCAGTTTGGTACACCATTTAGTAGAAGTGTTCGTGATGGTATCACAAATGAAGTTTATAGAACAACTAGTGTAGGTGTTGAACCATCATATGAATTTAACGGAAGTATTTCTGGTTCACGAGCAGTATTTGGTGCACACAGTGTGTATCACAACAGTGTTGCAAATCGTATTCAAGAAAAAACACCTGATCCATATGGTGCACTTGATATATTATATAGAAATGACAATGGCGGATTTAGTAGTCCAGACACTGGATTCTTTTTAGGATTTAAACAAGGTGTACTGAATTTTAAAGACTTTAATATTACTGAAGGCCTGCCAAATCTTGTTCTTGATATTGAAGACTCCAATGTAGCTAATGGAAACATTTGGGTACAGACTGTTGATGAAATTGGAAAAGTAATGTCTAATTGGAATCAAGTTGATCGAATTTTTGGTCTGAATGCAATATATAACAATCTTGACAATAACTTTAGAAACATCTATACTGTATCAAGTAGAGAAGACGACAAAATTAGTATTGTGTTTGGTGATGGATTATTTGGAAATGTACCACGTGGTATTATTCGTGTTTGGTATAGAACTGGATTAAATCGTAGTTATACACTTAATCCAGAAAGTTTTGGATCAACTTCGTATTCATTTAATTATTCAGGAAGTGACGGAAACACATATCGTGCTGTTCTTAGTGCTAGTTTAAAATCTAGAGTAAACAACGCTAGCCAACGTGAAAGTTTGCAAAGTATTAAAGACAATGCTGGAAGATTTTTTAGTACACAAGATAGATTGGTAACAGCAGAAGATTATAGTATTTTCCCACTAACAGTAAGTGAAAATATTCGTAAGATTAAAAGTGTTAACCGTGTACATAGTGGACACAGTCGATTTAGAGACTTTAATGATCCAACTGGCAGTTATAGTGATGCTATACAGTTTTTAGATGATGGATATCTTTATAAAGAAGGTATTGCGGCACGTAGTGTGGTTAGCTTACCAACAAATTTAAATAGTGAACAAACTTATAGTAGATTTATTAAACCACTATTAGACAACCCAGAAGTTAAAAACTTCTTTTATGATAGACAGTATTATGGCCCAGACGGTGCATATGCACCAGCAGACCAATATACTAATACAACTGCTAATATTGTTTACTACAATACAGACGGCAGTGCATCAAATACATTCCGTTGGAACCAAGTTACCAAAGGGGCAAATGCAAGTACAGGATACTTAACTGACGATACAAGTACTATACAGCGAGTTAAAACTAATGGCGTTGCGCCCATGGATAAAATTGACATAAACTCAATTATTGAGTTTGTGACTCCTCCATATAAAATAGGATATATTAAAACTATCAAAGTTACCTCTGCTGGTAGTGGATATACTACAGCACCAACAGTTACAATAGCAGGCGCTGGCACAGGCGCTACTGGTGTTGCAAACCTTGATGGTAGTGGAACATTAATTAGTATCACTATCACAAATGCTGGCTTAAATTATGACAGTGCAACAAGCATTACACTTAGCGGTGGTGGCGGAACCGGCGCATCTGCAACGGCTGAAGTATCGAGTGCAGATACACAATGGGTAAGAGTAACTGGAATTTATAATGACGGTTTAGGAATTGACAACAACGTTGGTACGTCAACAGGTATTGACATGATTGGCCGTGGAAGTATTACACTTAATGGAGTCATTCCAAGTGGTGCAAGAATTAAACGCATTTTACCAAGTTGGGCTAAAGATTTAACAAGTGCAATTAAAACAGATGTACTTAATCGTATTACAAACAAAAATAGTTTTGGGCTACGCTTTGATGCTGCAACCCAAGCGTGGGCAATAGTTGATGGTAGTGATTTGACTACTAGCTCAATTACAAACAACAACCCAAGTAGCTGGAGCAGAACATACGAAGGCGACACGAACGGTACAGGATTAGACAACAGTTGGATTATAAGACTAAATTATACCTCATCACAATGGGAAATTATAACAAGAAAAACTCGTTATGTATTTGGTAGTGACGAACAAATTAAATTTGCTAACTTAAACTTTTCCGAGACATTTAGTAGTGAAACACTAAAACCAAGTATGGATAACATTAAGATACTAGGAATTAATGCAAAAAGTAAATCAAATAGTTTACCGATTGGAACAGACAATACTATGAATGCATTTGGATATTTTATATACCCAGATGGATACACTGATCCTAACAAAATTAGGTTAACATTGTCAAGTCCAACAAACGATGGGTTTCCAGTAAATCCAAGTGCATTCCATGACATTGTTGGCAATGAAACAATTACTATAGATGATAAAGTAGTTGATGGGTTTACATATACAGTACATAATGCCAATAGTGGTACATCAGTAACTGGACGCAGTGGACTATCAAGTAAGTATACACGAATTGCTGATGTAAATCAAGTTATTGATCCAGCAACTACAAATATTATTGATACATACGTACTGCTAACATCATATGAAAATAGCTTTAGAACGTGGGCAAGATTTGACGGCAGAGCATATACTAAGCCAAACTCTCCTACCATCTCATCATTAAATGACTTATTTAAAAGTTTAGACAACAAAAAGTCAATTAGTGATCAAGTTATATATAGACCAGTTAAGTATAAAATACTCTTTGGAAACTTGGCTAGTAGTGAACTACAAGCAAAATTCAATGTAACTAAAACTACAAACTGTACACTTAGTGATACTGAAATTAAACAAGAAGTAATCCGCCTAATTAACCAATACTTTAGTATTGATAGTTGGGACTTTGGTGACACATTTTACTTTACTGAACTAGCTGCGTTTATTCACAACAACACAGTTGGTCAGATAGCACAAATTAATATCCAATCGGTGGATAATCAAGCAAACGCAAACGCACTATTTGAAATAATTAGTGACAGCGACGAATTGTTCTTGCCAGTTATATCAACTAGTGATATTGTGGTAAGTAAGAGTACAGTTTATAATCCTACATCAATTGCAGCCAATAGCGGAGTTAATATTACATGAGCAAGTTCCATGCCAATCCAATTATAGCAAAAAAATCTACTAGACCTGGTGAAAGTTCAGAATATGTTGGCACTCGCAGTACAGTAGATTTGTTACCTGCAATTTTTCAAACTACAGTTAACAAGAAATTTTTAAACAGCACACTTGAACAATTAATGTCAAGTGGTAGTATGGAAGCAGTCAACTATTATTTGGGAGACCAGCAGAACAAAAATGTAGTTAATGATAGGTTTGTATCTGATAAACGTTTTGCTACTAACTATCAATTTGTACCAGGCGCAGTAGTACGTGATCAAGATCAAAATATTACTGAAGCTATGACATATGACGACTTAATTGATATGTTAAAATATAATGAAGTTGACACTTCTAATACAAATCGTGTTTTTAACGAAACAGGGTATACGTTAGATTTACCAATTGACTATGATATGTTTATTAACTATCATCATTACTTTTGGTTAGTAGACTTCTTGCCAATTTGTGTAGCTGAAGCAACTGCTACTGATCCAATTTCAATACCTGATATTATTGGTAAACCATATTACAAAACAGAAACACTAGTTAATGGAAAACAACTAAGTTTGCTAAATGGTATGAGAGTTAAATTTACTGGTGCTAATACATCTGGTAATACTGATTATACAGTTGACGACATTTATATTGTAGATGGTGTTGGTACTAGTATTCAACTTACTCGACAATTTGATGGCACAGGTGCATCTGGTTACGGAAAAAGAGTATGGTTTAATGATACTATATATGGTACTCAAGAGCCAAGCCAATGGAATGGTAGCGAAACTGACTTTGTTTACCCTGACTACGATTTTAGTGAATACGAAGTATTAAGTAGAGATTATGTTGTTGAAGAACGCCAAAGTCCGGACCAAAGTGTTTGGAGTAGACGCAATTTATGGATCCATGAAGAGACTGTAAAGTATGTTGCAACGTATACTGCTGGCGAATATCCAAATAGATCTGAGAGTACTTACTTACTAGATAAGTTTCGTGGAGTACGTCCAATTATTGCGTTTAGAAATGGTATTGAAAAATATAACTTTGCTAACTCGTCATTAGGAAGTGTTACACATATTATTGATAACGTTGATGACCCAGCTACTGAAGTTATTGGAATTACTAATTGGAATTTAGCAGAGCAAACAATTACTTCAACATGGAGTAATATTGGTTATGAGTTCGGAACAAGTATTAAATTAGTTAGCAATGGTGTTTCAAGTTATTGGAATTGTATTAAAACACACACTAGTGGTAAAAACCCTAGCTATATAGAAAATGCAGTGTATTGGGAACAAGTACAAGCTCGTACACTTCAAAACGATGATACTATTTTATTTTTAAACCCAACAAACACTAGTTATAGTAATAATATCTATACAGTGCAAGTAGACGGCAGTAATGTTGTTACTGGTCTTACTCAACTATACGGAGACAGTTCAACTACTATACCTACTAATGCTGGTGTTAATGTGCGCATAGGATACAATAATGTATTGGGCGAAACATATCCCAATAACATCTATAGTGGAAGTGAATGGTACTGGAATGGTAGTACATGGACATATGCACAGCAGAAAACAAGTCGTAGTATGGGCATTAAATTTAACCTATACGATAGTTCTAGTACTTTGCTTAATAATGCAACCAAATATCCAAACAATAACTTTTTTGGTGATAACATTTTTAACTACGGCACTGGAAATACAAATATAGATACTGCACTTGGGTTTAGTCCAAGATATGTAGATTACGGTAATACTCCAGGGTTAAGTTTTGACATTGAACTTGGCAGTAAAAGATATAATTATATTAACTTAAATCCAACAGATTCTCCAGAAAATAGTGATGCATCTAACTCTTCGGAAATACCTGGTTATTACTACTACAAAAACCTTAGTGATAGTTCTTATCATAATGGATGGGTAACAGTTAGAAATCAACAATCTGTTAAAAAACACATACAAAAAACTGTAGTAGATACAAAGCCAATTGTTATTGATATTGGAACATCTGACATTGAAGCACCTGATACATTTAAGATATCAAAACGTAATAATAAAATACAAGTGTTTCAGTGGAATAGTACACACGCTACAGCAGAACCTCATCGTTTAAACGGATTGAATCCAGTATTGTTTGTTGATAGAACTAAAACATATACTATATCAACAATTTTTGATATTACTGATTTAGAATTTGTAAACCCTGATGGCACAGCATTAACTAACGTTACTCTTGGCACACCTACAGGGAATAGTCGCACACTAAATGTAACTGACTCGTTTGTAGATGAAACAATTATGTACCGACTTGTTAGTGATAACACTGTAAGTGGTCTGATATATGTGAATAGTGATTCAATACCTGATAACTTGACAATTACTAAAAACGGAGAACCGTTTACTGTATATACTTTAGCTAATAACAAAATAACTATTCCTAGCGGGTTTGCAATTGATGATCTTTTTGATGTTGTTTGGCACACTAACGACAATATTAAGCAAGGCACAGACATGCCTGCTGACACACATTTATTAAATTCACAAAATGAACCACTAACTGATGTTAGTTTTGGTGATGTGTTGTCTCATATGCAACAACAAATGCAAAGTATACCTGGGTTTAATGGTGAGTTTTTTGGTGTAAACAACTATCGACATTTACCACATATACATGAATTTGGTGGTACTATCCGTCAACAGCCATACTCGACAGAATTGTTAAATCAAACATCAATGTTTATTGATACTAATATGTTTAATAGTTTAAAGTTTGCAATAGATAGTTACAGCAATTTTAAGCGACAATTTATACAGAAAGCACGACAGTTACATAATACTCTCGACAGTACAGTTAGTGTAATTTCACTAGTGGACGAAGTATTAGCTAGTATAAACATTGGTAAAAATCGTAATGACATTTTCGCTAACAGTGAAATGTTAAAATACAAAGAGTATGAGGAATTTAACGGACAGTGGACTTCATCAATGAGCGCAGTTTTTAATTTACCACAAACTGTTAACACTTATGAAGACACTAAAAATCATATACAAGTAAGTATACGTGATAATGATGGTTCTGGAAATTCTAGATGGAGAGCGTTAGTAAAAGATCAAGATTACACACTTACTCAAAATCAACTAACTATTACTACTACTCCAACCTTTGATAGTAACGATTCAGCATTAGTTCAAATTAGATGGTATCCACTAACTAGTCCGAGCTTTGTTCCACCTAGTGCAGTTAAACTAGGACTATTAGACAAGTACAATGTTGAAGTAGATGCAGATTCAATATATGGACACGATGGATCAATAACCGCTCGCAAGGGTACTGAATTGTATAATAGAAATGCAGTAGGCTTTAATATTGAAGATGCTGTATTATTTGAGTTTGAAACTCGAGTATTCAATAACTTGGATAATGTTTCAACTGTAAACTACAAAAAGAATATGCCTTTGGCAAGTCGCCCAAACAGATATAATTGGGCAGATTTAACTGAAGCGTTGCGTAGTACCTTTAACAAATGGAAAACTAAAAACAATGTTACTAGTTTACATGATGCTAGTCAATACAGTGCAAGCGACAAGTTTACTTGGAATTATAATTCAGTAGGTCCAAAGATTGGCGGCTGGAGAGGACTATACACATACTATTTTAATACCGATCGTCCGCACACACACCCTTGGGAAATGATGGGTTATAACACTAAACCTACATGGTGGGATGCAAATTATAGTTGGACAAACCCAACTAAGCGTACAGCATTTATTGCTGCGTTAGAATCTGGTCATACAAATGATCCAGCTTTGAGTCCAAAAAAATACAATTTAACATTTACATATAGTGCTTATGATTGGCAAACAGATACACTTGTAACTACAGGAGGAGTTTTAAACGATCCAGTAACAGCAAATGTTGTGTCAGCGCCGTCTGATCCAGCTCGTGCATTTGTATTTGGCGATTGGGGTACTATTGAAAATAACTGGCGCCAAACAAGTAACTACAAACTTGCATTATTTTATGCATTACTTAAATTGCGTCCATTAAAGATAACAAACGACTATTTCCGCAGTAAAGTAAGATCAGTAAGAAGTTTTGATACAAAACACCGTATATATGAAGATACGTTAATGTTAGGAAATAATAAGTTAGTAAAGCTATCTAATTCAGACTATAGTGATAATATTATAGAACTAGTTAATGTCAAAGACGGTGGTAACGGATACACAAGTTCACCAGTTCTTAGTGTGTTTAGTAATTTTGGTAGCGGTGCAGAATTGCAAGCAACAGTAAGTGGCGGCGCAGTCACATCAGTTGCAGTAACAAACCCAGGTGGAAATTATCAAACAGTACCAACAATTAATGTTAATAGTGGGTCTGCAACATTTAGCGTAATATTAGCTTCTGGTGCAAAACGTTATATATCTGGATTAAACAATGCAGTAGTTAACTTTGCACAATATAATAATACTACAGTATCAACTATTAGTAAGCGTTTTGAAAACTATGCTATTAATCCAATGATCAAAGCTGGCGGATTTATTAGCAATAACCAAGAGATTATTCTTGAGAGTAGTCAAGACAAAGGTCGTGTTAACGTACCAGAAGAAAACATTAACACTGTGTTATACACAAGTCAACCAAAAGAAGAACTGTTCTTTGGTGCTGTTAAAATAACAAAAGCAGCTAATGGTTACCAAATATCAGGTTATGATACCACTAAACAAACATTTACATACTTTAAGCCAAAACGAGATGCTGGTGTGGTAATGGTTGATGCTGGTAATACAAGAGTTAGCAAATACAAATATCATGAAAGTACTACCAGCACATTAGATTATAATACTGTATTAGATACTATACAAGACTTATATGAATTTATAATTGGATATGGTTTATATTTAGAAAGCCAAGGCTGGAAACCATCATGGAACACTGCGGCAGGAAGTACAGTTATTTGGTCTGAAACTGCAAAATTAAATGGTGTACACTATGCTATACCAAGTGTTACTAAAATAGAAATTAACGAAACATCTAACGGATACTTTAGCAACGTCAATAATAAATTTGATGGACAGTACAATGTAGTTGGAAAGTCTGGCATACAGATACTAAACACTAAACTTATTATAACTCGTGATGTAATTGGCGAAGACGATGGTACAACCATAGTAGAAGCAATTGCTGGTACAGAAATATATGGAGTTAGATTATATCGTGTTGAAGTAGAACATGTAATGGTTATTGACAATGAGTCAAACTTTGATGATTTAATTTATAATCCAGCTCTTGGCATCCGCCATAAAAGGATTATATGGAGAGGGAGCCGAAGTAAAAATTGGAATGGTAAATTATTTGCACCAGGATACATTATAAATGGAAACAGTGTTATACCTAACTTTGATACAGTTGCCAATGAGATTGACCAATACTATGGTCCTGGCAATACGTTAAGTAACCAACAGCAAGTTGATGTTGCAAGATTTAATTCTGGCTACAACAAGCCTGAATGGAATGATATTGTTGGCTTAGACGATGATACCCTATTCAACTTTGTTAAAGGTACTCGAAAGTATAAAGGTACTCGACATGCACTAAATGCATTTATGCGTAATACAGCGTTATTTGGTACAATGTCAACTGCAACAGTACACGAAGAGTGGGCAATACGAACAGCAGATTATGGTGATATCCGTAACAAAAATACATTAGAGTTTGCAGTTACAAAAGACTTGTTAAAAACAAATCCACAGCCTATACGTTTTAGTGCAACAGAATTTAATGACGTACTAAGTGACATTGTCATTGATGTAGACTTTAATAGCCCATTGCTAGTTAATGGCACACCTGGAAATAATTTTACAACTAGAGCAGCAAAAACGTTTAACTATACAACTATTTCAGAAGAAGAAATATTTGCAAATGATTTTGTTACAGCCGGGCTTCCGTTATTAACTGAAACAGACTATCGTGTGCTAAACAAAAGCGATTTTGCACAATTCCCTAACGAAGTTAAAGAAGCATATAGTTTTAACGGAGAATGGAAAGATATCAAACAGTGGGACAACAAGACAGCATACAAATATAAAGATCGAGTAATATATGCAGGTCGTGTTTGGGAGATGCTTGATCCTGATGGCACAAGTGGACTAACCAAACCAAATGATCCTATTGAAACTACTGCTACTGTTACACTTCCGGTTATTCCTAACACAGGACAAACTCTTATTATTGATGGAACGACAGTAAATTTACAGCAGTCAACAAATACTACAACATTTGGTATTATTAATAAAACAGGAACATCTAATATTGGCGATACTAACGTTGTTACTGATAATTCGACACTTATATTAGGGTCATCTAGTGCAGACGCTAGAACTATTACATTTGACAGCACAACTACTAGTACAGTTTATAACGACATTAATATTGTTGGTGATATTATAAGTCCACAAATTGAAGGTAGTGCAACTAGTACTTTAATTATTGAAAATACAACTGTAGAGTTTGATGAAACAGAAACTCTTAATAGTAATGTTACAGCACAAGCTGCTTTTGAGCAAATGTTCTTTGATGCATTTGAATCTGGCGTTAATACATCTGCAACACGGGCAGAGGTTGCAACTAATAGAGTACAAAGTATTGAAGCATTTAGAACAGCATATATTGCGTCTTCCAGTGAATCAGCTTGGGAAACAGTGCTAACAGATTACTTTGCTAATTCGCCAGTTGGTTTAGAATTTACAGTATTGTTAGCGTTAGATGCTAGTCCGGCTCCATCTTACCAATCAGAACTTCATGATCTTATTACAAGTGATGTTGACTTAGTAAACAAGAGTATTGGCACAACATATAATGCCGCTAGTGTAATTGCTGGCACTGAAACTGTAACTCCAGCAAACATTAGTAGTGCACAAACTGACTTGGATGACAGTGCATTACCAGAAGCAATTAGAGACTGGCTACAAGCTAACAGTAGCGCAGTGTTTGCAACAAGTACAATTGTTTCTACTACAACAGGCACAGTGTTTAAGACTTATAACTTAACTGAGATTATTGAACGTATCAACAATGCAAATATTACTAATATTACAGCAAGTAACAGTAATAATAGACTTACTATTACAAAAACAACTACAACACCAAGTACTGAGTTTACATTAACAATTAGTGTTGGCACAGCAAATGCTGAAGTTGGATTTAGCACAGTTGGGACTACTACTGAAACTAGTAGTGGCACAATTACAGCAAATAGTCCAAACTTAACTATAACGCAAGTTGTTAATGCAATCAACAACGCAGATATTACTGGTGTCACAGCACAAGTTGGTGGTGCAAATAATAATGTTCTACAACTTAATAGCAATAATGAAACACTTTATATTGGTCCAGGTACTGCCAATTCTGTAATTGGATTGACTACTGGTATTACTAACGCTCCACTAACAACTACTACTGTTGCATCTACTGTAGATCTTAATTCAATAATTAACATTATTAATAACGCTTCAATTACTGGTGTTGGTGCTAGTAATAGTAACAATAGACTTAAACTTACCAGCACTAACTCAACATTAGTTATAGGATCTGGTACTGCAAACATAACACTAGGTGTAACTGCACAGACTATTAGTGCTACTCAAACTGAAATAAGTAACGTCTTTAATGCGTTTGTAGGAAGTGATGGTAATCAAGTTTTCCAAGAAATGACTAATGATCCACATATTTTTAGTATTTGGTTAGCTGATAATATTGATGACAATGACAGCAATGGCGGATATGCAGTATATCAAACAATGGATTTTGGTATGAGTATTACTAAAGCATGTGCTGGTATTAACGATGCAGACGATGCACAGATCTCAGTTAAACTTAGTGATGGAAATGTACAGGCACACAATCTTTCAGCTGATGACTATGTGTTTATTACAGGCAGTAATACAGTTCCTAGTATTGATGGAATACATCGTGTTACTGATACTGCTGCTGGAAATATACTTACATTTTATATTGATGAATATATCCAGGATGAAGGCAATGTTGGTAATGTTTATCCAATACGTAATGTTAGGTTCGCAGACTATAATACACTTAACAATAATACCAATACTAAAGTAAATGATGTTTTCAAATATAACTTTAATGGATATAGACAAAACAATCAACAAGCTCCAAAGTATGCTTTTGTTGACGACGATGGAAACGGTAACCCTTCAGTTTACAAGTGGGACGGTAATTATACTAACAGCACCGGGCATACTGGAAATGGCTGGGTTAAAGTTAGACAAAGTAGTCCACAAGCACGTAATGATCTTATTGAAAGTGTGAAACTTTATGATGCTTATACTAGAAGCACTATTACACAACTTGAGATATTTGATCCAGCTAAAGGCATTATTCCAGGATTTATTGAGGAAGAGATTGACTTTATCTTAACAGCAGACATTGCAAGTTACAATTACAATACGATTGATGGGTTTACAGAAAATACAAAGTCTTGGGCATCTGAACAAGTTGGATTGCGTTGGTGGGATATTAACACTTCTGTGTATATTGACTATGAACAAAGTAGTATTGATTATAAACAAGCATATTGGGCTAGATTGTTTGATGGTGCTAGTATTGATGTATATGAATGGACACGCAGTAGTGTTCCACCTGAAGAATGGTTAGATCTTGTTCAACGAAATGGTTATATTGATGGAAACTTGGCAAGTGGTATTCCACTAAGTGTTGAAATTGATAATGAAACTGTTTATAGCTGGACTGAAGAGAAAGTCTACAATAGTAAAACAAAGCGTACAGAAAACAGTTATTTCTTCTGGGTTAAGTTAAAGCAAAATAACTCTGCACAACGTAACTATAACACGTATCAGTTGGCTAGACTTTTAGAAAATCCAAGTGCATTTAATATTAGCTGGGCTGCCGCCGCAGGCGCAAATGAATTACTGTTGTCTAATGTTGACTTAGCTATTACAGATAATACAGTTGTGCAAATTAATCAACGTATAGATAGTAACGCACTTTCACTAAGTGAATGGACATTGTTGTCAGAAAATGATCCTACTAGTATTATACCAGAGCAGTTACATATTAAGATGCGTGATAGTTTAACTGGATATAATAAACATACTGAAAGATATTCATATACAACATGGAATAATAGTACAGTGTATGCATTAAATGCAGTAGTAGATTACAACGGTAGTTTTTATATTAATCTATTAGAAGGAAATAGTGGAAACACTCCATCTCCTAATGCCGCCATTCCAAAATGGTCTAAGATTTATGATTATAGTTTACCAGATGGTACTCCTGAATCGGATATTGATGTGTTACGTCCACATGCATTACCAGACTTAAACTTGCATCCTTATAATCGCTATGGACACTTAATAAGACCAAGACAAAGTTTGGTACGTGATCTTCCAATCGCAAGACAAAACTTTGTTGAAACTGCCAATAGCTTACTTGCAGACATTCCATTAACTGATGGCGGAGATGCATGGGAAACTGTTATGGAGAAAACATATGTGGAAGGATCAGTAACATATGATTTATCACCATATTGGAATTATAGTGATTATGTTAGAAGAACATATGACAACAATGATAGTTTAACATATATGTACAATACTAGTATTCCTACAAAATATACATCAGATGATAAAAGTGTATTATTGGGATTATTAGGCGAACCATTCCCGTATGTAAATGGCGACACACTAAAAATTACAACAGTTATTCACAACGATGGTATTAACAGACCTGAAATCTATAGCCGAGTTAATGATGAATGGGTACTTGAACATAAAGTTAAAGGTACAATTCAACTAAGCGAAGAACTTTGGAATTCACAAAAGTTTGGTCTGGGTTATGATATGAGTGGATTTGATACAGACGGATTTGATAATTCAGTTGATGGTATTTTAAGTAGTATATTTGATGGTTTAAGATCTCATATATTTGTTGGAAGGCATCAAGTTAAATATAATAAACTATGGTTTAAATGTTTGTATCAAGCAATTGCTGATAACACAGCAGACGATTTTGCATTTAAAACTACATTTGTAAAACTAAATGTCGAGCACCCATTACTTACAAGTAAAGAAAAATATGCAAATTATAATGTAAATGTTGTTGAAGACTTTTTTAATAGTATTAAGCCATTCCATACTAAGTTACATAGTACAGCAGATCGTAATACGCATATTGATTCATGGGAAAACCAAATTACTGAAGTAAGTCGCAATAATGTTATTACAATGAAATATGAAGATCATACTGAAAGAGATTGGCAAGGAGACACTATACTAACTGGCGGCACATTTGCTACAGCACCAGATAATACAGATGAAATAACCTTTACCACAGTTGATGGCGATATTGAATACATTTATGACGGCAATGTTTTCCAACAGGCAGTAACAGAGGGTTGGGGAAATGAACTTTATCCAATGGATGTACATGAAAATATCAGTGTACTAGTACAAACTAATACTAGTGGATCTGCAGAAACTACTGATACACGTTCGTTCCGTATGAATATCTGGGAACAGTATAACACATACGAGAGTACAGTTATTGAAACTGCAAAACAAACAACATTAAGTTCTGCAGTGACAGTTAATGATAACGA